CAATGGACAAAATGCTCAAAGCGTTGTCCTACGCGTTCTATGACCTGAGAACTACTATTCGAGACATTCAATATCTTTTGGACATCGAGGAATGTCCCGAAGAGTTCTTGCAGTACCTAGGACGATACTTAGGTTGGACCTTCTTTGGAAATGACCCGGATAAGTGGCGTCAACAGCTTAAGCAAGCCATCTACCTTTACAAAGCAAAAGGTACAAGACAGGCGCTTTCTCAAGCTGTGAATATGCTTATCCCGTCTTCTGTCTACTCCCCAGCACCGGACGCGAGCGGTCTTCAAGAGTTTTGGGAGTCTTATTTCCCAAACATTATTTACTACGTCATTAAGACTGAGACTGATTACGGAAAAGACTCTAAGGCTTATTTGGAGTTAGCACGGGCTTGGGACCAAGCACTTCAAGCCGAGGGCTACGATATCCAGTTTAAAAACTTTGACGACGAGAACCCTGATAATAACGCAAGATTCCTCGTCGATTATATCCTTCAGTACCTCAACTCCAGGCATGACTTCCTTAGACTAGGAGGCGTTAAGTTCAGAGACTCCAGCTTTATTCAGGCGCAAGTTAGTGCGAACGAAGTCGGCAGCTATTTTCACAGGGGGAAAGAAATCTTTATGCCTCCGTGGGAAGAGCAGAGGTTCTACCAAGATACTTTACTTACTGAAGATATCGTAAAAGACCTCTCATCACTTTTCGCTCGACCCGTAGGCGCTCTAGGACTCAACCTAGCTACGTCCGACGCTCAAGAGGTGGGTGAGTGGCTTTCAAGCTCTATTGGGCTTAAAGAGACGGGCGCCATAACAACCCCTGGGTTTGGAGCCAACCAATACTTCAGATTCCTTACTTCCGGTCTGAACCTTCCTTTTAACTATCAGAAAGTCGTAAGTAATGCAGACTTGGAAGGGATGTCCGTGTTTGATTATTGGAACTCAAAATCATCTGAAGTACATACAAAACTTCTTCTTGATAATGTTGAGTTCTCCGCGAATGCCTTTGTGAACTCCGCAAACACCAAGCTAGGCAGACAAGGCATTCCCGCCATCGTGGATATCTTTAGGCAGTTCGCACCCTTCCACGTCCTGAATAAGATTTTCGTCGGAACAGAGTTTTATGAGGATTATTCCGCCACGGATTCTAGTGCGCTAGTAGGAATCCATACCCTCCAGTCGGATATGGACCAATTGAACAGTTCGTATGTTTACGATGCATTTAACCTGTTCAGCGGCACTGGAAGCTTCTCGTCAATCTCGCCAAGTGTATATAACCCCCGTCAAGGTAGGTGGGTACCCTCCGCAACCCTACACCCAACAACAGACCTATTGTGGGGCGGCGCTACTGAAACAAGTGACTCAGTTTCTACCAGCGCAATCAAGCCCAATGTCAAGTCATACCGAACAGCCGGAAGAAGAAGAAACCTAAAATATAAGTTTGAAGGATGGGCAAACAACAGGGAGGGGCTGAATCAGCCCACACCCGTCGATTTCTTTACGAGTGCCATAATCCCGTGGAATGGGTTGAATGTGTCATCGTTTGTACCGAAAGGGTTTAATTTCTCGTCCCAAAGCTACGAGGATACCAGCGGAACTTTATCCGGGGTATACAGTCAATACACCCCCTCCACGACAGAGTTCCTAGGTTACACCGCTTCAGCACACTTCCCTGTTCGAAATATATTAGGTTTTAGTACGGACACCTCAAGCTTTGCTTGGATTAGGGATGTGTTTGGTTCTCCGATACTAAGAGCGCTAACGGATATATTCATTCGCAGAGGCAAGGAAGATACTCGTTGGCTGGATTTCACAAACGACGGATTTGAAAACTTTAAGTTCGGGCAAGGAATTAGCCTTCTTTTCAACGACTACAATAATAAGTTTGGGAGGAAATTTCGAAACTTCGTCGATAAGAGAACTCTTACCCCACTACAAAGATACGCTGGCGGTTTCAATATACTCTCCCATGTTTTTGGTCCGGGCTTCATGAACAATAATTTCTCGATTGCAGGACCAATACAGACGAACCTTTCAGCAAACGCCGGGACAGGCTTCCCTTACCCAATCTCGTCTACTTACCCAAGTTGGAGTGCGGTAGTGGCGACCGAAGCGATTTCGGAAAACAATGTTTTTATCGGAACTGACGGAGGTCAGAGAGACTTGCAAGGAGGAATCCTAAAGGACGGAGCGTACGGAACCTATCGGCACCCGCTTGATGTCTTTGAGGCTCCAAGCAAACCCTTCTTCAGTAACGAGACACTGTTGTCTAGTGTTTCTTTTGTAGCGCCTAGAATTAATTCTCTTGCTGTTCTTAACAGCATCGAAAATCCAAGCTACAATGTTGATTTGAATTCCCTTAGCGGCATAACCTTGATTCAAAGGACTCCAGGACAAACTCCGCGAGATGCAGTAAGAGTTCGCTTTCCTCTAGACGGAAACATGAACTACTGTTATAACGGAAAACTGCAATTCCCTCCTATTGATGCTGCTGTTAGAAGTACAACTTTGTCTGCCTTCGCAGGGTGGAAGATTATTGACCAAGCTAGAGCGCCTGAACTTCTCCAAGAGATGCCTGTAGCTACAGCCGCCAATTTATCCGCTGGTGTGTATGAGTACGCCGGAAGTGCTATACGAGCGGTAGTCTTGCAGTGCAGCGGAAACGCAAACACCACCTCGTCCGTGGTCGGTAACCCAAACAACCCTAGCATCAGCACTGTATTCAACCCTCAGTTCGCAACTACACCTAAAAACCTAAGAAACTTAGACCCTGGCTCTAGGTACAGAGTCAGCTTCGACGCATCAACTACTAAAATCAGTGGAGGTCAAGAAGAACAGTATGTGTACGCTCTACGAAACCTAACAAAAGATAAGTGTTGGACAGCTTCCTCAAACTCTTGGGAAACAACCCCAAATACTCTATCGGCAACTCCCCCAAACAGCCTCTTCAGCGCGACCGACGACTCCAGTGACTACCGAACTTTCAGCGACGAGTTCCCGGTTGATAGCAGCTTCGAAAAAGGAGACTCCTATGAGTTGTGGTTCACGATGTGCGCGGGTAGCGAAACCAACCGTTCAGAAGGGAAGCTGAGAAATTTCCAAGTGCGAATGATAGAGGATTCTAAGATTGGCGAGTTCTTTAACGGAAGCAAAGGAAATAAGTTCTTCCCCGACCGAGAATACCAGCTTGGGGTTACAGGAAAGATAGCCTCGATTTCTCGCGGCATTAATTTACCGCAAACTCTGCATGTTCGTGTGGTGATGGAGCAGAAGCCGTACCTAGGAAATGGGTGGCAAGAATCGTTCTCCCGCGCCTGGGCATACAACTGGAATACTAAGACATGGGAAGAAAGCCGAAACATGTCGGACCAGGATATGTGGTACGCATTGAACTTCGAAAACAATAACGAAGAACAAACTCATGTGTTCGATTTCCACACTTTGAATAGCAGAACACCTCTAAAGTACTACTCTAAGTCTAGGCAAGGACCGCTACAAGGATATTTTGCCTCAGCAGGTCCGGTTCATGACGAAAACTCAGTATACTATGTTGAGGTGTCTAAACCCGGCGGAGCCGCTGAATTAGCAGGATTAACGTTATTGGACGTAAATTTCCTAGATAAAGAGTATAATGTTTATGCAGGGGATTACAGCAGAAAGAATTTCCAAGATGTTTTCCGATTCTTCGATGAATTGAACGCAAATAAATCATCACGAAATGCGTTTAACTCATCTTCGACATACATGACATCTGGAGGTTCTCGGAGCGAGTATCTAGAGTATTGGGGCGGTAGCCACTCCGCAACAAACGGCAACTTCGGGTTTATTGATAATGCAGGGTAACGTAAAAATCATCCAAACTTCTTCTGGAAGAAACAAAACTCTTTTTGAAGAAAGCAACATGATTCTCGATGGTATGAGAAAAACCATCGCGGATGCGATGACGTACAAGCCAAATCCGAGTGGCGCGGGTATTGAAAATGGAACTAGTTCTGTATCCAGTTTTCAGGTACAGGCATTTACTTTAGGAAGCGCAAAAGAATACTTCCATCAAAGAGACTCAAGATTTTTCTACCCCTATAACTCGTCCGCCACATCCTCCGTAAACCACCAACTACTAACCCCCAAAGACTCGGACCTATTCCCTCTTCTGGATTCCTGGTCTTCAATCGGATTCAACCAGTGGCGGTATGATTCAATCGAAAGTGCGAATATACTGACGAACCCAACGCTAAAAAATGGAGCGGAAGGATGGAGGGTTGACACCAAGGTGTCAGGCTCTACCGGAGTTAGAAGATTCGACGAAGTTCGCGCTGAAGGCTCTGTCCCCATCACGCGGTACGAGGTAGTTCGAGGACAGCAAAAAGTTACTCTAACACAAAGCGCCGACCTCGCCCTTGGAAGAACTTACTTCGCGTATAACCACGTAAGGGCGAAAGACGCAACCTTTGATTTTAGAGTTGCCAGAGGTCGTAACGGTCAGATTGCTGAGTATTATGACTTCACGTCTGGTAAGTTCGTTTCTAAAGCCTTAGCCAAAGAAGGCACCCGCCACACTGTTACACCTTCAAGATACTTTGGGGTAGAAGAGTTTGTTTTTAAGTTGCACGGACATCTTACCGACCAAGGCTTAGAAGCAAATAATGAATACTTTGTGGAGTACGTGTTCCCAGCTAAAAGCTTTAGAGACACAAACTTCTCTCCGTGGAATCCGGCATACCAGAATCCCTATGTAGACGTGATTAGTTTGGAGTTGTTAGACCAAAGAAATACTATTCTACCTAACCCCAACTTTCTGGAACACCAAAGTGTTCTGCTAAACAATAACTTCACCTACACAAGCAAGTTAACTAGCGTCGATGCCATAAATCCTGGAGACTCAACAGCGGAAGGTTTAGTTTCTATAAACCACTGGAACGTTAAAAACCCTATCTTGAACTGCTCAAACCCTAGTTTTGAGGAAGATGCTAGTGGGTTTGCTTTTGTAAAACCTATTAGCACAAACGACTTCTCGGACAAAGTCTTCTCATCCCTAGATGACGGGGTTGTTTTGTACGTGTCCTCTTCTGATATTGATTCCAGTGGATGTGGTGAGATAGCACAAAAGTTCATTCTGTCGGACGAGTTGGGACGAAATGAATACGCTTTCACGGATAGCAAGCAAACCACCACCGTCCCAGAGCTATTAGATTTGGGGTATGGACAAGGGGACACCAATAAAACATTCATGCTTTCCTTTGATGCAATGGTATCGGGGGAGCCTGCTGCCGCAGCAAACTGCGGACACATAGAAGTTGCACTGACCAGAGACGACGACGGATTTTCATACGATTTCTCGGCAAACTCATTTACGCGAGCGAGGCAGAGGTTTACGCCCGAGAACAACCCGAAAGTGTTTACTTTTGATGAAAAAGACGCCGTCAAAAACTTTAGCGTTCCCGTTATTTTCCCCGCCGACGCATCGAGAAAAAGTTACACTTTGAGTATACGAGGAAGCGGCAGGAGTGACGGAACCAACGGATTCGTTTATTACGCAATCACAAATCTATCGTTTGGTCCTCTTGGGGGGTGGAGAACCTATGAATACGACCTAAGCAGTATTGGAAGTTGGTCCTTAAGCTCAATCCCCCGAGCGGGGAGAGAGGAAGGGTTAGTTTTTTCCGCATTAGGGTTTAGTGGTCCTCGCCTCGACACCTTGCCGAACAACGATGAGTATTTCGCGGAAGTTGATAACACAAGGAGCATTAGGAAAAACCAGTTGGTAACAAACTTCGTAGGTCTTGAACCTACAAAAATGTATCGACTAGCACTTAAAGGGGTTACAGATGAGTACCTCCCCCAGTTTCAGGTCGTGCTAAAGGCAAGAAGAAAAGCCGTTTTTAATAGTCAACAAAACATTCTTGGCGGATGGGGAACAGCAGCGGAGAATTCGGTCCCGCGATTCAACCCCTATTCAAACAGTACCGCAGAAGACCTGGAAGTTAAGAGGCGAGTCTACCAGTCAGAAGTGAAGAGCTTCGAAGACCCAACCACAAAACCCACAGACTTCAGCATTCTTCTAGATTCAAGTGGAGGCTCATTCAATAGCGTACACCAGACCACATACGCCAACGAAGGTAGATATTACCTATCCCTCAAAGTATTTAATACCTCGGAACATAACTCCTACTTTGTGTTGAGCAGTACCGCTAACCGGATAGTTAACTGGGAGTTAGGTCGTTGGGAAACTGTGCTTGGGGAAATGCCCTCTTATAGAAGCGATACATCCGGAGCCTATTTCTTACCCCTGCCCTCTGGGAAGAACACTTCCGATTTTACAGAGTTTACTGTGCCTTCTGGGATTTTTATGAACCCGGAAAGACTAATAGGAAACACCGACCTAGACGGAGGGAATTTTGGGCTACGAGGACAGTTTAAAATTGTCGCGGGTCTCTATGGTCCCAACGCCGCAGAAGGAAGCACTTATATCAAGGACATTTCTCTAAGAGGAGAGAGGATAAGCCCCTCCGACACCATTTGGAACGAAAAGTACTACGACTTTGAAAATGGTGATTGGCAGTTCTCCTACACGACCGGAGATACTTCGGGAGCAATCGCATATGATTCTGGGAGTACAAGAAACTTTATCGTTACTCCTAGCCTTATTAAAAACATGTGCTTTCACGGTCTCGAACGAGACACCGAGTACCAGCTAAACCTCATTGATGTTTCTGGGGGTCAGTACGACATTCACGATATTTCTTTGGTGGATACTGCACTGATTTGCAATAAAGGTAGAGACAGATGGATTCGGGATGCGGGTGTATTCACGAGCGAAGCTTATGACAACGAACACCGCGCTGACTACGATGATGGTTTGGTAATCAAAACATCTAGTGCGATTGATTTTGTCGCCCCATCTGATATCGAGGAGTATCGCACACCAAGACTTTATTGTTTCGATACTTTGCACGGAGCCAATGACACCACCGATAGCAACACATCCCGTAGACCCCATTTTGCGGCGTCATCCGTGCAATCCTCGCGACAAGCACAACAACTCTTTGTACGAACATTTGAACCCAAGAAATACGGACTGAAGAGCGGAGACTCGTTTGCCGTAGGTTGGACCGTAGCCAACACGACCAAATCCGCCAGCCTTCTAGGCACCGCAACCATTGAGGCGCAGTACCAGGGTCAGGCTTATCAGTACGATTTCGACAAAGAGGAATGGTCCCCAGGAAAAACAAGGCGGGAGCAGCAGTTCACAGTTAGAAAAGCTACATCCTTTGTTGGAACAGGACCAACGAGTTCAATGACTGACGTTGCAAATGCAACTGAGTATCTGTCCCCGCCAATTAAAACCCCTTCTTTTGAGAATGCGGAAATTATTGTAACGTTAAAAATGGGTGTTGAGGGTCTTACCGACCGGACCCATTCCGCAGCATACGAGTTCAAGCTTTATAGAACCACGCCAAGAGACGGGGTTTATCGTGAGTCTGGAAACACATTCCTGTTCCCAGAGTTCCCGGAACCCACCGATAGAACTCTACAGAGTCGTGGTTTACCTGGAGAGCCTGATGAACTCGGTCACTTCCTGAACAGAATTCCGTACTTTAGCTCCAATATCTTTAGTGGTACAGATTTTAGCTCCATGGAAGTTCGTCAAGGCTCCCTTGGTAATAGTTTTGTATCTCCAACAGGAGAAAGAACTTTCGAGCAAGCGGTTGCTATGGGAGCGTACCTCCCGTCAGGAGGTCTCTTCTTCGGCTCAGGAACCTTCGGCGATGACACCAAATCCACCGGATTCCTTTCAGGAACACTTAACACGATGGGCGTGGTAAACAGCGATGGCTATATCTACCAACATCCAGGAACCGTAACCGACTGGCTTGATGCAAGCGCTGGGTTTGTAACCTCTTCCTATGTTGAATCTGAGTTTGCGTCGTGGACTTACAAGCCAGAGATTCTTCGCTATGTTCTAAGAGTACATAAAGATGACTGGAAGTTTTTGGATTACTATATGGGCGGCGTAGGAGCCATGGGACTGAACACCATAGACTATAAAAAAACCTACGATAAGCTCGGGACCGCATACCAACTTAGTGGCACCGGAGCAGCGTATAGTCAGGGAAGTCGTGTGGGACTATATAATGTGAGCGACCCAGACCGAAACCCCGAATTCAATCTGGTAGCGAAAAAAGTTATGTTCCCACCAGGGCTTCATATTGACTACGATAATACTGATTACCTGACTATAATATGGGATATTAATTTCATGAGTTGATGATATGCAATTTCTAGACTACCAAAACGCAAAAGGTCACCTGGAGGTATGGAAACATTACCCTGACGGCACAAAAGAACTTCACTGGGAAGAGGATAATGTTATTACCAGTGGAATGGGGGTCACCCTTTCGAAGATGTTCTCCGTAGATAAGGATAAGCCAGTAGACGATTTCCAAATTATTTATTTTAAGGTTGGCATGTCTGGAAATGATGTTACTGACCCGAATCAAGCTGGCGCTCTACAAGTCTCTTCAACAGGAGATTTGTCTGGCGCATTGACCGCCGCCCAGTACGGGGACGGGGGACTGAGTTTAGACGTGCATAGTCTTTACAGAAACGGAGCGACAGAAGCGGACAACGTTTTCGGAGTGATTCCCCACGGGTATATTAAGCGGGTAAGCGAAACAAAGTGTCTGTGGCAAATCGTACTTGATGAACAGACGGCTAATGTCACTGACACAATCAGCGATGAACATTACTTAAACGAGATTGGACTGTACTCAAATAACCCATTCTCCTTGACGCCTAAAGCCTCGGCGCTATGCGCGTATCGATATTTCAAGCCAGTATATAAAACAGATGCGTTTATTCTGGTCTTCAGATGGACAATTGATTTCTAATGGTTAGTTTTAAAAATGTTAGTAGTGTCGGAGGAGAGGGGATTATTCCTCTCGGCTTCAATGCAGTTCCTAAGTTTGACCCAAGCTCGTTTTATAATTGGGAGCAAGATAACATCCCTCTCTGGACTTTAGAGCAGAGGGATGATGTGATGTATCGTGCATTGGGTTTCCCTGGTGGCAACCCAGACGGCGTTACTTTTACTTTGTCTTCCGCAGGTAACTTTGATGAGTCCATTGGCGTCTATGATTCCATGGAAGACATTGTTGAGAGAATCCCAAAGCGCCTAAAGTTTCCGGTTCTTGTGGAGATTTGCACTTACGGAAACCTCGGTGCGTTGGACCTCGCCAACATTACCTGTGAAGGCGACGGACGACTGGAAATTAAAAACATGGCGTATTTTGAGGATGTAAACGCCTCAGCCTTCGGCCAAGAATCAGCATCAACCAGTCCCGCAGGAGCAGCAGGTCACCTAAACAGGGTCTACTCTTTGGAAGCAAGTTCCGACATGCTTGGAGTTTCCTCGTCGAGAACCGGAACCGTATTCGGAGGACAAACATCGTGGGACGACAATGCCCATATCTTCTGCATGCAGGGTCCGGACACCGACAGAAAATCCGACAACCTGACTGTCCATATCGCTAGCGCGACGGCTGCTACCATCAACAACGGCGCTGTTGGACAGTTTATTTTGCAGAACTATGATTTGTATCACGACCGAACTATTTCAGCAACAACAGGTGATGCTAGACCCTGGTTCGGCTCCTCCACCGATGATTTCATGGCTGTTCAAAGAACCGCCAACATGACCAGAGGACAAAGCACTCTGTTTGGGTACGGTAACTGGTTTAGTTCTGTATCCTTGAAGGACTGCCAAGGAACGGTTATCCTGAGAAACGTTTTGGTGGACGGTGCGGCTGGAGCAGAGAGCGATGCCAACCCCGCGAGTCCTGTATTACATACAAACGAGAGAGGTTTTGATATCGAAAATTCAGAAGTGATTCTCGATAATACCGCGTCCATCCGAAACTACTCACTAGGCTACTTTGTGAAAAATTCCAGAATCAAAGCTACTGGACATTTCGTTGCCTGGAGAAACTACACAAAAGACGGCGTCGATGCAGCAGACAGAAAGCCGGATGGCGGAGGATTTCTATCCTTGAACTCTGATATCGAGTTTGACCCGACTTACTACGAGGACAGTAGAAAATACCTCAACTGGTTCGGAAAAAGTAAGAGAGGGTTTGAACTACGAAACTCCACAGTTAGAGGGGGTATTTACTCAACTGTTACATCAGCCATCCCGAACGCTGGCTCGACCAGCGGCGCTGGTAGCCCAGTCACAACTCCCCTAGGAACAAGTCTTGTAAACTGCTCTGGTGCTGGTGGAGACTACATGACGACCATTCTTCACGCCGCAGACTGTAACGAGAATGGATTCCATTTCGAAGGGAGTGATGTAGAATTCCTAGGCAGACTAAACAGCTATCTCAACGAAGGCGATGGACTGAAGGCGATTAGGTCACAAATTCGAGTGCCGCAAATGACTCTAAACCATAATTCGAAATATGGTTTGGAACTAGAAGCCTCTCAACTAACTTATGGTTTTGGTATTGACCAAATATCTGACGCGGTGGGGGCAAGCAACTTCCAAAGAATTGACGGCTACTCCCAGGTTTTTAACGGGTTCACCTCTTTCGCGGCAGGTGGACGAGATTCCGCGAATAAGCCGACCAACAGAGCGCAGTTCCACGTCGATTCGAACAACCAAAACATTCTAGTTACGAAATCCTCTTCGATAGCCCCGTACAGAATGAATCATATTCCCTACTTCTTCGGAAGATGGGGAGGTTCCAATTGGACCCAATCTAACATCGGCGCAGCGGGGGCTAGGGCAACGCCAGCTACTCACTTTGGCGCAACCCCTTTCCGAGTAAACAATCTACCGGGAATGGTGGTTACGAATAACTCAGACGCCGAGTTTGTGAACTTCAACTACTGTGTGTCGTCCTCTGATACTGGAAAAGGAAAAGTTGGCGTCGCATCAAATGGCTCTAACCTAACCTTTAGAGGAACCTCTGGATGCACTACCACTATGAACTATTTCCCGGTTTCAACCGAGGAGCAGCAGTTCAGAAGCTGGTTGAGCGCGGCGGTTTTGGCGGAGAACAACTCAACCCTTTTGGTAACCGGACCCACAAAGACCGCAAGATTCGGTATCCCCTTCATGGCGGAGAACAACTCGCAATTCAGAGCGGCTCCCCCAACTCTTGTAGGAACGGACAATATCCTGGATATTTCGGGGTATAACCTGCTGGACGATGCTGACCTAGAAACTTCGGCAAACCACACGTCTCTTGAGGTACACGCAAATAGAGCTTGCTTGGTCGCTAACAAACAATCAAGTATTTCGATGTATGCTCTTGGCGGACGAGTGGTACAACTTGCAGGTACAGAAGTTCTGGACTCCGTAGATGTTTTTGCTACTGGATATTCCGATGCCTACTTGGGAGATTCAAATAATCAATTCTCCAGAGCCACTTCGGGAGGATACGCAAAGTTCTACCCAAATGCGTTCGTAAGTGGTGTTGACGCACAACAAATGGGCGCTCGCTCAACCGCTGGCCTTCCTATCAACGACGACGCCTTCGATGTCACTAAACGATACCTTTACGATATTGGGGAACACGATAGTGGAACGACTGGAGGTATGGTCGCTCGCGCCGTAGGAGACAGTCAAGTAGATGTTAACTTGGTAAACTTCTATGCGTTTATGTCGCCTTCTTCTGTGTCTGGAGCGTTTTATCATCTTGACGGAAGTGGGTGCGAATCTGCTGAGGATGTTTTTGGGGATATCGGAGGCGAAAACGCATCCCCTCCATCGGATGTTGGGGCTGAGAAAGCCCCCGACGCGACAGACGTGGGAGAACCAACTCCGATTGACGGCGACACGCCACCCGGCGAAGACCCCATAGACTCTTATGTAAGTGGTCGTACTCGTGCGGGTCAAAACTCCCAACTCACTAACATTCTTAATGGTACTCAACTTGGCCCGGGTGGAACAGGCGTCGCTGCGACAAATGACCAAGGACTCAATGTGTACAATGGTGCAATCCCCGCAGGAAACAAGGTCACCGCCCTCGGTGGGGGTGCAGGTGCCTTTGCCACAGGAGACAATAACCTAGGCGCACCAGATGTTATTGGTGATGGATTCAGTGGTGCGGCTCCTGGCTTATCCCCCACAAACAGAACTCGTAAGTATGGATA